ATGTCGCGGTACAGACCTGAGCGGATGCGGTTCTTGAACTCCCACTCAGTCAGGGTCTGCATCTCAGTGACGCGCTGAGCTGTGTAGAAGTTAGCGGCGGCAAAGGGTAGCAAGATGTTGTCGATAGGCATGAACTCAGCACAAGGACGCTTCTTCTTGTCGTCGTACCAGAGCTTCATGTACTGTGAACCACCCAGTGGGAGCTGAGTCAGGAGCTGTTCCTGCTCGTCGCGGAACTCTTCGATCTGCTCAGTCAACTGCCAGTTCATGAAGTCGCGCTTGCGCTCGGCTTTCTCGATCTTTTCCTCGTCAACCTTGCCCAAGATCTTGGTGCGGGTTGGGCCATCAGGTGGAAACATCTCCTTGATAGCGCGTGAGGCGAAGTCCACGCAGGCTTCAGCCATGACAGGGTGGACGACTTTGCTGGCGCCCATGAAGGTAGCACCGCCCGGCGCATCATTCCCCATACCCGTACGGCGCAAACCCTCTTCGTACTTCTTATCGCGCTCCTCACGAGACTTCTTGTCGTTCTCGACCAAGTCCATGTAACGCAGAGCAATCTTGTTCAGGTCATAGGGTTGGAGCACCTCAGCCAAGTTCTGGTAGAAGTCCTCGTCCTCCATGGGCCCCTTCGTGTCCATGCGCACAATGGCAGACCCATCAGGTAGCTCCTCGATCTCTGAGTCTTCGTCAGGCATCTCGAACTCCATGCCTTCGTCAGCATTAGCCTGCTGGTCTTTTAACCCATCGATAAAACGACCCGCGTTAGGATCTTGTGGGAATTGTGTCGCCATAGCTTATTTCCTTTTGAGCTTCTTGTTGCTCAGTTCCATGAACATTGCGTCGCGGTTGTCACTCATCTTAACTTTACCACTAACAGACTTTTTAACTTGAGGTTTAACTGACCCACCTTTAGCGTAGACATCAGGCAGAATAATTGGTGGGCGACCACCCATCATCGGTTCAGATTGTGGCAACACCAAATCACCAGACAGCTCTAATTCTTTTTTCATTGCCTCAATAAACTCTTCTTGAGAGCGCCGTGGCAATCCTTCACGCAAGTCCATTGTTGGGGTTACACCAACCAAGTTACGCTTCTCACCCTTGCCAGCCAACGCTCTACTGCGGTGGCGACCTTCGTGCCCTGAGACATAAGGTAGCAGTGGCAAGCCAACTTCTTCTTTTGCCAAGTTGAGGTAAGGAACGCTATCAAACATAGCTATTCGCTCAAGGTGTTTGACATAGTCACTTGTTGGCACGGTGTACTTAGAGATCTCGCCTTGCTTGGCTGACTCTGCCGCCTTGGGGCCAACGCTAGTCTTGCCTTGCAACTCGGTCGCAAACTTCTCAAAGTCCGCTGGACTCATGGTCATCAAAGCTTTGGCATTGTCGCCAGTGAAGCGTTCTTTGAGCGCATCTAGGGTGTACATCTTCTCAAGGTTTGGAACTTCGTCAGCCGCACGTTCTACACGCCTTGCTCCGTAACCACCCTTTTCCTTCTCGACGATCTTCTTCAGCTCTGTCAATGTACTTGGCTTAATGATCTGTGGCGCTTTAGATGCTGGCGCGGCTTTTCTAGCCATCTTGGAAATAAACCCGCCAGTGGCTTTGGTTATGTCTGGTTCATTGGTGTCGTACGTGCCACGGTTTCCAATAGCAGATTTAATTTGCTCTGGTTTAAACACGGCAATGTTTTTTGCCAAATCGTCAGAGTAAAACGAATCAAAACCTAATTTTTGGATTGCTTCCAAAACGTCTGGGCTTTCTATTGCTGACCATAACCCATCTTTTATGTATTCAAGCTGTTCTCTGTCTTTTATGATAGACCTGAGTTTATTTAAGTGAGATGGATTTTCATAGTCAAACGGATTTTCAGCACGAACGTGCACGGGCATGATGTTTTGCCCACGAGGTTGTCCCAAACCGGGGTATTGATTAGCAACCTTTGGGTCGGGGGTGGCAAAAATGTATGGCCTAAATTCGGTAATGTCTTCGTCAGTACCGTGGTACATCACGTTTTTTTCTTTCGACTTCTCAAGGTACTTGGCTTTGTTGGCTTCACGCTCAGCCAAAGGCAACACACCCTCCTGTTGACCAGAAGCTTTAGCTCTTGCCGCCATGCGCTTGATCTCAGCCTCGATCTCAGCGTTGGTCAGCGAGTTAGGAACAACGTCGCGCAGGTATCTGTTCTCGTCTCTAGCGATTATGTTCTTGACAGCTTCTGCACGAGGCGCCATCTCGCCTCTCATCTGCTTAAGCTTAGCTAGAGCCGCCATCTTGGCAATTGATCCGCCCTTGCTGTATTCAGGTTCTTCTTGAGGCTCAAGCATCTGGGATGCCGCACCAGCGCCAGCAGTTGGGATGCCAACCTGTTGGTATAGGGGTAGACCCTTCGTCTTGATGGACTCACGCATCTCTGGTGTGATAGGGAAGTTGTGGAGCTTGATCTGGTTATACGTATCTAGCTTCTGAAGCTCTTCAGCCATAAGCCGCTCAGACTCTGGTCTTGTCATTCTTCCAACCAGAGTTTCTTCGCCAGTCTCTGGATGACGCCTCATTAGATCTACCATTCCATCAAATGGTTCATTGAGGTCTTGAACGGTTATGAATGGGTGGTCGCCACGCATACCACCGCCCCAAGATGTGCTTTTAGGGTCTCTGGTAGATACAGGGATACTGCCCATCTCAACCCTAGCGCCGTATTTATCGCCAAAGGTGTTTAGGTAGTCGGTCAGCATCTTGTCGTAGAACCCTTCCATGCCTTCTTTACGGGGAAGAGACGTGCCTTCTGCTTCCGTCTGCATACGATCCCACACGCGGTTTGTGAGCTTGTCTATTTGCTCTTTGCTGTTATCACGACGCATGACTACGCTAATAATTTTGTGCAGGTCTTCTTTTGATTTGACTGGGTCACCTTGGTTCTCAAGTAAAACACCGCGTTCACGGGCTATCTCTTCGATGTTTTGTCCGCCGTAATCGCCACCATATTGCTCTTTGGCTCCAACAGTCCAACCGTCATCGCTCTTCTTCCAATCGATGCGTTCACTACCGTAGCGCCTGAATTGCTCGGCTCCGGGCGAGATCGCAATGCTGTCATACCCATTCTCAGCCGCGTAGTTCAGCAAACGCTTCATCGCCAGCTCGTGCCAGTTCTTTTTAAACGGGGCGTCAGGTACTCCGTAATTGATGATGTTCTGCAATTCGTCCCGCTTCTCTTGTAGTTGCATGAGTTGGGGGGTAATGCTGTTTGCCTCATCAACTAAGGCTCTGTGTCCTTCGCCACGATAACCTATGCGCTCAGCTTCATCACGAAGTTGACCACGCTTGTTTACTAAATCTTTAAACTCTTTTTCTAGCGCATTGCTCTGCTCTACGTAGTCGTCAGGTTTGTATCCCTTCTTACGACCAGTTTGGTGCCAGTCAGACTGGATCTCTTCGACGTGTAGGATCTTTTTTGGCGGCGTCTTGCGCTCACCCTGAGTCATTGTTACGTTGTTGCGTATGTTCTCAGGCAAAGTCTCAACATATGCCTGCAACTCTTCAGGTGTGTCAAACATCTGTGATTGCCTGCCAGACGTCTTGTTGACGACGTAGAAGCCCTTCTGTGGGGGCTGAGGAATAAGCCTGTCTTGCACACGCATGTGAGCTAAGACGTTAGGGTCTTGCAGAAAATGTGTTGACCAATAGTTGTTGTCGCCTTTTGATGTATCTAATTTGGGTAACTTCAACAACATCTCGCGGTAGTTTTCACCACCAGCCGTTTTGTACTCACTGTACTTTTCAAGATCTTCATCAATTTCTTCGTTCCACTTCCGTATTACACGACTTGGAACTTCATCCCATGAGTCGTAACCAGAAGTCTCAATCCTGTCACGTAACAAGTCATTGCGCTCTTCATCACTAATCTCAGTAAGATGGCGCTCACTTACTTGAGGTGGTGGGTTCTCTTTGAGGACTTGCTGAGCCTCTTGCTTGGTCATCTTGCCCTTGCCCTTGAACGCTTGCTCAAGCTTACGGTCGGCGATCTCAGCAGGCTTGACGCCCTTGGTCTTCATGACTTCGGTCAGGAACTCAATGCCAGTACCCTTGTTGCGCTTTAGGTTAGCCAACGTCTCATCCACAGCGGAGTAGAAGGGTTTCTTCTTTGCGGCTTTGAGTCCGATATCAGGCAATCCACGAATTAAGCTCATAGTGGTCTCTCTTCAATGATCAGGTCGTCACCAGTTACTTCGCCACCTTCGGCTTTGTGCATCCCACTGTCAGCAACTTGACGTGCCGCATCATCCACTGTCAAGCCCTTGTTGACAAGGTTTACGATCATGTTCAGGTTGTTCATGCTGTCTCTGATGCCGTACTTCTGGGCGGCTTCTACGAACTCATTGCCATCGATGTAGGCGGCTGGTTGCTTGACAGCTCCGCCCTTCTTCTTGCCAGTGTACTTCTTGATCATCTCTTGGTACTGCTTGATCTCGTCGATAAGTTGCTGGTCAATGACTTGGCGTGGGCCGACATACTTGAATGAGCCGAACTCCTGTGGAGCTTGCTTAGGGTTCTCGCGCACGGCTTTGACGGAGTCAGGGAAGGATAGCTCGTAAGGGATGTTGTATTTGGAGGAGCCCAGAAACTCCCCCGGTATATCGTGCGAATAAGTCGGGTGCTCAGAATAACCAAGATTCTCAACCTCTGGACGCAGGCGACCAATCGACTTGCCTGTCACACCAATCTCCAAGTCACGCAGGTCAGGCTCAGTCACAGCGTGGCGTATATCAACACCGCTGGGCAGGTTGTACTTCTGAGTCACCGTTGGCATCTGCATCAAAGCGTTGAAGTGCTTGCGCAGTTCTGGGTCGATGGAGAAGTGTAGGTAGGCTTCGGACGGGTTCTCGATCCCCGGGAACGAGGGGCGAGGGCCAGACTTCTTACTCCCAAGGCGAACCAATTTGTTGAAGTCCTCAATCTGTCCCCTGCTCATCTTGGCTGGGTTGATGGCGGCAAGGTTCGCGTCCGCGTAGTGCTGGGCGTAGTTGATGGAGTCAGGCCCCATCATCACGTAGTTCCCAAGCACAGGTAGGTCATACTGCTTAGACGCCTCACGGGCAACATTCTGCACACGGTTAGCCGCATTCAAGCCAGAAGCCCAGAATGCGTCACCTTCGTGCTCTAAGCCGTACAGAGGGCCTCCATGCTGAGGGGATGGACTTTCCAACGGAACGCCGTTTACGGAGTAGATCGTCTTGCCTGAGATCGTCGGGTCACCAGCGATGCCAACCATCACGTTGTCTTTGAGTTCCTCATAGTCCACAGTTCTTGGCAACCCACGTTCAGCACCTGTTGGACGGATGTCGTGCACCATCTCCTTCTCTCTGGCAAACTGCTTTTGAGTCTTTTCAGCAACTGACTGTGAACCAGTTCTGCCACGGACAAACTCACCAAGCATCTGTGGAGCCATGCGTCTAGCAATGGCATCAATCTCTGCCTTGCTTTTTGGGGCGGCTCTAGCTAACTTGGCAATAGCGCCACCGCCAGCCATCTTCTGGTTGTTCAGCTCCAGCATCATGGTGTCTGGGTTGTTGGAGATGACCACGCCACCACGCTTCATGCCTTCAAGATCTGGTGGTACATCTGGTAAAACGTCAGGTGGTACGTCTGGCGTTGGTGGCTCTTTTGGCAAGCCAGTGTCATAGTTCTTTCCTGTCTGCAACTCGTACAACTTTCGTACAAGGTCGTCCCTCTCAGGTGTAGTCAAATACCTTGGGACTTTGTTGCCAGCCTGTTCCAACGCTTTGACATCATCTTGCGCAAAGATGCCTTGAGGGCCAGTCGTGCGCCATTCAAAACCTGTGTTGTTAAAGTCGCGAACATCAGTCCAATTTTGACCACGGACAAAGTCTTGAACAAACGGAAGGTAAGCATCCTTGGGCTTGGCGTTGCCTTTTCCTTTAATCTGAACAATTTGATCAGGCATGTTTTCTTTAGCCATGCGGGTTGCAATGTCATACACATCTGAATCGGTGTAACCGTTTGGCAACTGCTTTGCCTCTTGCTCTGCCGCTGATTTGTATTGAAGCACCTGTTCATGGCGCGGAGCATATTTGGCTGGTTGAACCTCAATCGTCACATGTGGCTCACCCTTGGCATCACGCAGGCTAAAGATCTTTGACTTGCCTTCCAGCACGTCAGGACAATAACCACCAACGCAGTGACCCATAGTCTCGCCTTCGTACTTGAGTGCGTCTTCAATAATCTTTTCTCTAGGGTGACGTTGTAAGTTTCCAGCCTCGTCATAGTATGTGCCAACTATAGCGGACTCTTTCCAACCTTCAGGCAAGTCTTTTGGCTGATTCAACTCAACCCATTTGTAGCCCTCTGGGTACTCCTTGTAGGTAGGGAAGCCCTCTTGCTGTTGAAGAGCGGTCTCCTGCATCTTCTTAGCCATCTCTTGGTCGTACTCGTAGGTGCGGCGTACAGCCTGCTCCATGCTGACCTTATTCAGTTGCTCAGGGCGGATGCGACCAGCGGCTACGTCTTGCCTAAGCACGTCAACAATGTGGTTGAAGCCAAGATCTTGTGTGAAGTTCACAGAATCCATTGGGGAGATCCCATAGACTTTGGTGAACGGATCAACCTTCTCCATCCATGGTTCACCCTTGCCTCTGTTGATCATCTCACCAGCAGTGCCAAATCCTATTGGCTTATCTGCCTTGCTTTCCCACAACATACCTTGCCATGATTGCCCATACGGATCAGGAAACCCAGCCTCTTTGCGTGTCTCCCTAACTGCGCCCATGTTGAGCGGCGTACTTGCATCTGTGGGCAAATGGCTGACGCCCTCTTCTGCCAGCCTACGGACTGGGTCTTCAGGTGTACCCATGTCCTTCTTGACGTAGTTGGTCAGGTTGCTTTGAATCCACTTGTTCAGAGCGGCTTCGTTTGCCCTGCGTGGGTTGTTTATGTCGCGCTCAAGGTGCTCAGCTACCCTACCTGCACCGCCTGTGTAATCGGGCTGGCTGGCGGCTTCTTTAAGCTCTGCAATACGTTTTAGTGCCGCGGCATCGAACTCAGGGCCATACGGGATGTTGACGTTGTTGATCGTGCCCTTTTGGATCAGGGGATCAAGAACCTTTTCGACGCTTCCAGCTAACCAGTTACCACCTCTTGGCTTGACCACGTTGGACTGCGTGTTAGCACCCATAGCCAAGACCATCTCACGAGGTAGACCACCACGCTCTAAGGCACCCTTGACGACTGGCTCCATGCGACGCTCGATAGCTCTACCAGCCTGCTCTGCGCCTCTGCCTGCTGTTCTCATGGCTTGGGACGTGGCTGGGCCTGACAGGTATTGAAGGGCAACCGCCTCGGGCAATATGGGTGGGAGCTTGTACTGGGTCTCAAGGCGATCAAGGAAGTCGCCTACGTCGCCTGCGTACTCATACGCCAGTGGTTGCTCAGGCTTGTACATGCGGTCTTCTATGAACTTCTCAGCCGCGGCGTCACCATGCACCACTCTGGTTGGCAGAGAGTTGATGGCTTGCGTCAGGGCTGAACCCATGAGCCTGACTGTCTGCAATGCGCCAGCCGCCTTCTCAAGTGGGGATCTGTCAGCCTCTCGCTGGCGCCTGAGTTGGTTTTCACGCTCAACCATGCGCCTGCCTAACTCTAGGTTCTGTTGGCTTGGGACGCCTACATCCACCATGCCGAACTGGTCGCTGTCCTCGCCAAACCGAGGCAACTCCATCGCTCTTGGATCATCAATGAACGGCATCGGCTTAGCAGGCTTGAAGTTCTTTGCCTTGATGTTCCCAACTCGTGGGTAGAACGCTGGTTTGTTTTCGTCAGCCATGGCTTATCCTGCTGAGTTGCTGTTGCCCCAATGATACCTTGGTGCTCATGCTGTGTCTACGCAATTAGATCCGTGCCAACCAACCTGCGCACCAGCTCCTTGCGCCTGTCGTCCAGCTCAGCCAACCACTGGTAACCGCTCTCACCCTCAACATTGGGCTTGGCTTCGGGTGGCGGCGTCTCGCCCACATTGAGATAGGACGTTGCCCACAGGTTCAAGTAGTTTACGGTCACGGCTTTGTTGGTCGCGTAGTTCAAGTCAGCCTCCATGATGGACTTGTAGAACACACGGTCACAGACGTTGGAGACTTGCTTTGGCATTAGGTTCCACACAGGGAAGAAACTGTAAGCACCGCGCAACAAGAAGTAGCAGTTGGTGTCGATGTGGTTTGGCTCCTCTGGTATGTCAGCCACGGTCAGGTCAGGACGTACAAACCTGCGCCTAGCTACCACGTAGTCACAGTTCAAAGGGGATCCGTAGTTGCCTATCGCCGTCTTGAGGCACTCCTCGGTGTGCTTGGGGTCAAGCCAGCAGTCAGCGTCTAGCAAGCCAATTGCGTCGTACCCGTCACTGATAGCAAGCTGAGCACCAATCCCTCGAGGGGTGTTGCCATAGTCTGCGCTAGGTTTGCCAAGCTGGATGTGGCGGGTCACCCTGTCTGTCAGCCAATCCTGTGGGTAACCATCGCTCACAAAGAAGTGGTCGCTCTTGATGGTCTGAGCCTCCACGCTCTTGATGCACCTCTCCAGCACCTCTGGCTCTTCTTTGTAGTAGGGCGTGATGTAAGCAACTCTCATGCGGCGTAGGGGTTCTCAAGCTTACGCTGACCACTGTCTATGTAGTCGTCCATGTCGTAGTCGTCCCGCGGTGCTCCGTCGATGTCAAGCCACCCTGAGTCACGTAGGAACCTGAGACCTTGGGTGCAGGCGTCCACGAAGTCGTCATGCGTTGAGTCAGGGAAGCTACAGATCTGGGACACGAAGCCCTCAGCCCAGTCCTTGACGTAGCCCTTCCTGACACTGCTCTCAGGGATCCAGACACGCCCAGCGGCGATGATGTTGGACACGATGTTCAGGCGTTGGATCTTGTCAGCCCGACCCGGGTTATACGCCCGAACAGGCAAGTGCCCACGTTGCAAGTCTTGTATAAGAGCTATGCCTGCGGACTTGTCTTCCACGAGGATCAGGTCAACCCGCTTCTTGTTCTTGCCCTCACCGTACACCACGTCGTACTCCTCGATCACCTTGGGGCGTAGGTCTGGGTATTGCAGGCGGTCTTGCCAGCAATCGATCACCATGGCGGACATGGGGCCATCGAGTGGCTTGAACACCCCGAACGTGATAGCCGCTGTCGGATCGTTGACAGTCTTCTCCGAGCTGGCGCAGTCGTAGGACTGGATGATGTACTCGAACTTGGGGAACTCTTTGTTTGGCGCCCAGAGCTTAAACATCTCGCGCTTGACGATCCCTGATTCCTCGGCATCTATGAGCTCCGCATGGATCTCTTGACGTCCGATCTTGGTTCCTTCATAGCTAAGAATCTGTTTCTTGAAGCTTGCAGACAGGTTCTCAAGGTTGACGTAGGTAGACGCCGTAGTGAGGGCTACGTCGTCTCCTTCACGCCCTACGAGCTCCACAATGAGGTCTTTGGGACGTGGGGTAGTCGTGGCAATAATCTGGGTGCGACCATCTGCCTTCTTCAAGCGGACGGCGAACTGGATGTTGTACCAAGCTTCTTCAAGGTAGTCCCATGCCGCCAGCTCGTCTAGCCATGCGCCATGGTACTGACCACCACGGAAACGATCAGGTTCGCTGGCGCTGATCCCTTTGATCAGGCTCCCATTGATCAGGACGATCTCGTGCAGGGCTTTGTTGTAGTCTTTGATCAGGATCGGAGGGATCACAGCCATGAGTCCTGACTCACCTTCAAAGCAGGTTCCGCGGACGTCCATCGACGTGGGAGCGGATACCAGCCAGCGGGTGTTCGGGTTCTCCCACGCCCACCACCAGATCTGTTCTGCCGCTGTTCTTGTTTTTCCCGCACCACGCCCAGCTAACATCAGCCAGATACTCCACCATGTACCTTGGGGTAGCTTTTGATGATTGAAGGCGCCCGAGAGCCATTCCGTGCGCTTGGCGTAGGCTGATCCGTGGAACGGGCCACTCCTGCGCAGGTTGTCCTTGTCAGACAGGATCTCCAGAATCTCTGGCTCTATGACCGCGCTCATTCAGCAATCCGAATAAGCTCTAAGCGTTTGATCGCCACATCCATCTTCGCCTTCACATCTACGTCAATGATGTTACGGTCATCCTGCTCCTCAGAAGGCATTACCCGCTCGTTGTACTTCTTAGGCGCCATACGCGCCGCTGTCCACTTGCGAGTGTCAATGCGAAGCTTCATCCATTGCACGTAAGAGGAGTCAAACTTGACCTCGACCAGCTCACCGTTCTTGTCAGTCACGTGGCTCAGCTCTGGCGGTTGGTCAACAATGTCGATCATTTCATCGAACTGAGTCTCAGCCTGAATTTCACGTGCGCGTGTGTATTGCTCAAGAAAGTCAGCCTTGGTGGTCAACCACGTCATCACTGAAGCCATGCTTGGCATGTCGTCGTCTGAGCATATCTTGCGTAGACTCTCACCTAATCCTAACCTTGTACAGATCTTGATAGCTAATGCATCTGAGTAGAGAGATGGTCTACCCATTTTGGCTTTCTCTTTTGTTTGCGGCTTACCTGTCACATCGGCGACATTATCGCTGGAAAGATCTTTTGGTTTCTTAGCCATGTTGCAACTCCTTTAACGCAAAGTTTAACGGATCTTTGTGTTTGTATGCAATCAGTCTCTCAATCCCCTCATGATCCTTCGATCCATGTCCTTGATGGTTAGCTTGTATTCTTTGTTTTGGCTTTCAAGTTTGGCGACTTTGTTGTTTGCGTGTTTCAGCTTCGACTCGAGCTCCTGCACTAGCGTCTGTAGCTCTGTGATGGCTTTGTTTGCCAGCTCAGGGTTCTCGCTGATCCAGTCAGCTTCCCAGATCTGTTCGTTCATTTGCCCTTCTCCATCAGGTCAGCAAGCATTGTCTCAGCGTACTTGTACTGGTAGTCACCCTCGTATTTCTTGACTCCAAAGTGGCTACAGGTGTGGCGTATGTCCAAGTAGCTCTTGATCCCAGCCTCCTTGAGCTTCTTACCGATCTGGATGTCCTCTGAGATCATCCCACCATCAATGATCTGCACATCACAGATGAGCCTACGGATCTTCCCGTCGTTGTAGGGGGTTGACACGTCGTACAAGGCTTTCATGGCTTTCCTGCTTAGGCGCAAAAATCCTGTGGCTAGGTACTCTACCTCTAGGAGCCTGAGATCTTGATCCCAGCGGTGCTGTTTAGGGTCTTCTGGGCGGTGAGTGTAGCGCTCGTCGTCTGTCTTCATCCTTGCGGTGATCCCCACCACGTCTACAGGGTGGTCGAGCACATCAAAGAACGCCTGCGCATCGAACGCTTGATCCACGTCCAAAAACACAATGTCGTCTACCCCACTGTCGTAGGCGTCGCAGAACAGGTTGTTTCGGGCTTTTTGCAGGAGAGCCTCACCCATCCAGTAACTCAGGCTGAGCTGTAAGTCAGGGCGCTCCTTGGCGGCTCTTTGGAAGATGGTCACCAGTGCAATAGCGTGGTCACATACAATCTTGCCATCATAGGACGGGCTGACTATCGCTACTTTTCTGGTCATTTCTTGAGTCCTCGTACGTAGGCGGCGAAGCTTGCCGTGGTATCCCCACCGTTGCGCATCTTATCGAACTCAAGCGCCACCTCTTCGAGTGTGTCATTCCTGATCTTGTTTGTGATGGGATCGAGCTGGCGTTGGATCATCTGCCTTTTGCGCCAGCCTAGCGCCCTCTCCCAGATGTTTAGTTCTGCTTCGCTCATGAGTTTTTCTCCAATAGGGCGGTTTCGATCTTCTTTGCCCACTCGAGCACCATGATCATGTTCCAGTTGGAGCTCTCAGCAGTTACACCTAAAGCTTTCTGAATCTCTTCGTCAGTAAGGCTTTCCCATTCAGGTTTGTCAGTGCTTTGCTCTACCATGTCGTAGACACCAGCCAAACAGGTTGGGCAGAAGTTGGCAGGGATCATACCGATCAACCCCTCAGCTCCACCCTCGTCATTCGTAAAGTCAACTCTACACACAGAGCATTCAATCGCGTTCATTGCTCATTCCTTTAGGTCTTGGACAATCATTTGGGGGGATTACGGCACACCAAACGGCTTTGTATTGCCCCCTTGGTGCCACTTCCCATCGGTCTATGTACACGTCAGGCATGTTCTTCAACACCTTCCTGACGTTGGTCTTTGGTCTGCTCAACAAGTCTGACAGCTCCTCTAAGGTCATGCCATCAGGTATTCCGCGGAGCGCAACACGTACGCTCTTGATCACAGCCATGGTCATGGAGCCCCTTTATCGGGCTTTGGAGCCGTTTTCTGGTCGCGTTGAGGGTCAAGGTGCTTGAGAAGCTGTTCGAGGTTTATAGGGGCTATTTTCTCAAGTCGCTTAATTTCGGTCAAAACGCAGTCAACCCCTGCGTTGAACCCTTTGATGTAGTCGCTCATTTTGGTCTCGCTCATACTGGGTTGTTGGTTAAGATTTTTTTCAGGTTGACCATCAACTGCTCAGCCTCGACCCGAGTCAGTGGGACGCTCATCATCGAGCGGCGCCCTTGCAGGCACAGCCATACGCCCTCGTCGTACTGGTCGGCACTGACGCGAATTTCTGCCTCAGTGTTGATTGATGTTTCGATTTCGTTTGTCATGATTTAGCCGTTCCAATATTCGTTGAATGAGAGAGGTTGTGCAAAAGAATTCCATGCGTCAAGGCTGGGGAAGACGGCGTATATGTCCATCCAGTTGGTTGTCTGTCCAATCTCCAGAACGCGACCATCAGCCAGTTGGAAGCATTTGCTTCTGTTGTCCCACACACGGTTGCCAACGATTGGCTGTGCGCCAGTCATGTCAGGGCGAGAGAGGGGCTTCTCTGGCTTGACTACGTTAGGGTGCTTGGCTTGCCAGTCAGCCAAATAAGATTCGTATGCGTTGCTCATGGTTGGCTCCTTAAACAGTTGCAGGCTGAAGCATAGACACAATCTTTTTGCCGAGGCGACCAAATTGGCTGATGGATGCATAGCGGTGAACCATGCGGGGGTGGCAAGAGCCAGCATCGGCTGGGTGTGGGATTTCCCATGATGTGCTGATGTCGATAGAACCACTGGCGCGGACAATTACGTTGTACTGCTTGCCGCCGAGGTTGATGTACTGCTTGCTGATGATTTCATGACCGTTCATTTTTGATTCCTTCAAGTAACCGCCTTGTTGGCGTGATTGAATTGTAACACCAAATTAAAATGGATTGGGAGTAGGGACTTTCCCTACCCCCCCTTTTTTTCAGAACATTGGGTTACGCGCTTCAATGTGACCTTCGACCATTGACCATGTACCGTTAGCCAACCAGCAACCTGTGTTACGGCGACGGTAGAAGGTCTTGCCTGTAGTCGTGGTAATTTTCTTCATGGTCTTGCTGATGGACTTGATGTGACCGCAAGGGTAGTAGTCGCCATTGAAGCAGTAGGAGACTGGAGCCAAGTGCTGGGGAGCCTTGATCACGTCGTAGCGTGGTGAGCAGTATGCGCCAGCGTCAGTAGCGATGTAGTCCACGCCCTCGAAGCGGCTGGCGGCTTCTGCCACCTCTTCAGCCTGCTCAAAGGTTTTGAAGTCATTGCGTGATACCCAGCCGTCTGTGTGCTGTGTCTTGTCGCTGATCTCCACAACAATGATGTGGACTGGAGCGTGTGGGTTAGGTTGTGTTTTGAAGAAGTTCATTTTGGTCTTTCAAGTAAACGCCCGATTGGCGTGGATGCATCTTAACACGAAATTAAAACGGATCAGATATAGGGACTTTCCCTAACATTCAATGACCCAGCCTGCAAACTCACCCATGCGGAAGAATTGCTTGGCATCCTCCCCCAAGATGGCTGGGTCGATAGGGATCTGCACCCCTGCCAAACTCATCTCCTTGTGGAGCACGTCCTCTGGCTTGGCGCCCTGCTGGAGCTTGAACTGCATCGTAAGACGCTTTAGGACGGTCGCAAAGTACCCACCATGGTCACAGATCTTGTCCACCACCACTATCACCCCACCTTTGACACAACGCGCTCTGAGGTCTTCTAAAACCAACTGACGCTCGTGCACAGGAATAAACATCATGGTTAAGAACACGATAAAGACTTGCGCCTCTGGGATGTCGCACTCTCTGATGTCACCCTGAACTACGGCGACGTTGTTGTGATACTTCAGGCGCTCTTGCAGGACTTCGCACATGTTGCGGCTTTTTTCGATGGCAACCGCTTGCGCTAAGCGTTCATTCAGCAGTGGCATCAGCTTGCTCAGCATGTTCCCAGTAGACGACCCTACGTCCACCACAATGCCGCCTTCGGTCAGGTAGTTGCGCACGATATAGCACACAGCGTCTGTGGTCATGTCGTACCACGGTAATTGCTCACGAACGTGCGAGTCAAACGTACTGGCAATCTCAGGGGTTTCAAATGTCCAAGAGCTCATCTTTTTCTTTCGCTAAGTTTTTGACCAAGTAGTTGTAGATTCCAACCACTGACTTGTGCCTTCCCACGTTCAGATCCGTGGTTAGGAGCTTCTCAAAGTGCTCAGAGATACCTGAGTCACCCTTCTGAAAGTTTGTGTGCTTAAACACCCGTATACGCTTGAACTGCTCAGGGAATGCGTCAAGGATGGGTTGCTTCTGGTGGGGGCGGTTGACCTCATCCCACGTAGACCCCCTGAGCTCGTCAATCATCTCCTGCGTCATGTAGGGTGCAATCCAGCATTTCTTGTAGACCATGCTGAGCTTCCTGTGGATGTGCTCCTGCCCGTAAGAGGGGTTAGAGAACAGGGCATCCCTGAACTCATCGATCCTGTTTTTGAAATGCATCATTCCTTTTTTGCTGATGCAGAAGTGCCCGTCAGCACCCATACCAGAGAAGATCTCGTGTTCGCGGATGGTCTTGTAAGCGTAGAGCATTGGCCAACCACACTCAAAGTCCGTCTTCTTCCTAGCCCCAAACCTCACCAAATCCACCAAGTCTTCCCTGAGCACGTCAATGCTCGTGGGTAGCGGTATCTGCACAAACGGTACGCCAAACTCCTTAGCTGTGATCTGCGCATACTTCACGTCGGTTGACGTTCTGTCGTCCAAGCAAAAAGAATACGCTGTAACGCGCTTACCAGCCTCTAGCAACGCGAATAGAACGCTGGATGAGTCTACCCCTGCGCTAAGCAAAACAGCGGCTTCATTCGACGGTGTACCAGCGCTTTGGAGCAAAACCTTTTTGATGTCAATCATGCTGGTAACCTCTTGGCAATTTCGTATATCACGTTGACCGTTACGGCACGACCACATCGCTCGTACCTGTGTGTATCAGGAACTTCTGATCCGTCTGCAAACCAGCGCGTCCAATCATCAGGTAGCGACTGTAAACGCTCGCACTCTAATGGTGTGAATCTTCTGAGCTGTGACCCAACCATCAACCCGTGCCTGTCTTGAGCTGTAAGGGTGAATGCAGGTTCGTTGTGCTCCTTCATTCGGCGACCACGCTGGCGCTTCTTTTCTTTGGCTGGTGTCAGGACTGCCCGAACAGATCCATTTGGTTCGGTGGTGCTGTCTTCTCCTCCTGCTGTAGCGTCCTCAAGTTGTTCAACTTGTCCTCGTACTTGTCCAGCAAGGTAGAAGTTGTTAGTGTCTCCCTTGTAAAGTCTGTGACAGAGTGTTCCGATAGTGAGACCACCTTCGCTCCGAAACCGCGGTTCTTGATCTTGTTCACCTCGGTGTTGAACGCTATCTTCTGCATAACATCTTCCGAGAGGAAATACTTGGGGTCTGGGGTGTCCTCTAAGACTTGCGACAATAAAGACTCGTTCCCGATTCTGTGGGACTCCGAAATTCTTGCTGTTAAGACACTCCCATTGGACGTCATACCCCAGTTCATCCAGACTTGCGATGATAATTCCAAAGGTTCGTCCTCCGTCGTGATTGAGGAGTCCCTTAACATTCTCAAGGAATAGATATGGGATTCGCTTACCAGAGGCAATGCGACAGATCTCAAAAAAGAGAGTACCGCGTGTATCCTCTGTCCCGAATCCTGTTCGTCTACCAGCAACGCTGAAAGTTGCGCATGGAAATCCTCCAACGAGTAGGTCGGCGCTGGGGATTTCATCAATGTGAACTCCTCGTATGTCTCGTCCGTCGGGTTTGTGTTTGAAGTTGTGCTCATAGATGCTTGCCGCTTTAGGTATAAATTCGTTAGCCCACACGCACTCGTGACCCGCCTTTTCTAATCCAAGGCGGAACCCACCAATGCCTGCAAATAATTCAATGAATTTCATATTGATCATTCACAACAGACGCAATGACTTTTTTAGCATCTGCAAAGTAATCAGTGTATGAAGGCATTTTCTGTGCAATCAACACACCAATGTCAGAAGTTCTGACTGGCTCAAACTTCCAGATCTGCGAGGGGGTGCCACGCTTCTTTTCGCTTTGCCCCCACCCTTCTTTGGTGACACGCAGGAAGCCGACGGTCTTGCCATCAACTTGCACCCTGCGCTGGTTCCCGCCGGGGAACTGCCCCTTGTCCCCTATGGTGTGATCCGTGTCAAACCAATAGGCTTGGTATTGAATTTTTCTCATGATGCTGTCTTCACTTAAATAAAATAGTTGCCGTTTTTGATTGACTCGTAGATGTCAAGCACAGAGCTGTACTCACCATACGCAACCACTCGATCAAAGTCAGTCTTGTCTTTGATTTGGTTAGTGCCGTTGTCAGGCACAAAACCCCAAATAGATTCCATGTGTGCAATTTTTTCTTGCAACTGAAGGAGTAAGTTTTGTTTGCTGAAGCGTGTCATGGTGCTCTCCTTACTTGACTGGTGTTACGCGAATGTCACCACGGCTTTCCTTGCGGAAAGTGTTCAACACGTCGTCAGTGATACCGTAGGAGACGCAGAGCTTTTTGTAGTCAACAGTGCCAGAGACTGGAACCAGCTTGACTGTCACGCTGTGGAGTTCGCCTTTGTGCTCGCCTTCGCCGTACTTGTTGGCGATGGAATCTTTGAGAGCTTTGATTTGCTCAGCCAATGCTTTGGCTTGTTGGTCGAGCACGTAGAGTGAGTCAATGTCAGAAGTGATTGTGGAGATCAGAGCTTCTGTTTGGATCAATGTTGCTGTAGTCATGATGTTTGTCTTTCAGGTAACCTGCTTATTGCAGTGATTGGGATCTTAACATGAAGTTAAAACGGTTTAGAAGTCTTTTTATAAATATTTTTATTAGGACAAACCCTAACGCTTAATCAACAGCTCCATCACCCTCTGCACGGTGATGTTCAGGGCATCGATCTCCTCCATCTTGGCTATCGCCCACGCCCTGCGCTCGCCGTGCCAGCCCATCTTGGAGCCTTGGTGGCAGGACTTACACAGAGCTATGACGGTGTACTGCCTATGCTGTTTGACGTGGTGGGCGTCGCTGGGCCCCTCTTGGTCGCACACAGAGCAAGGGAGCTCCTTTACCAGCCCGACATAAGCTTTTTCTTTGGCGGTCAGAGTGTTGTTCACAGGGTAGCCTTCTCGACGTGGCGGTTGGAAGCCTCCATAGAGCGCCACACAGCGATTCTTTCTTGGCAGGCTATGAGGAGCCACCTGAGTCGTTCGCGCTCCTGTACGGCTTGTCTAAGGGCTTCTAGGTGCTCTTTGTAGCGTGGGGAGGCGTAGGCTTCGCGTTCCTGCATAGCGGCGGTCTTGTACTCGCCGTTGCCAAAAATTTCTGCGTTCTTCATCTCTTCGGCTTTGATGGTCTTGCGTAGCTCCTCCATGTACACCTTTGTTGCCTCTGCCTCGGCGTACTTGGCTGAGTTGGAGATCATGAAGTCCACGGCTTCGTTTGGGTCAATAAGCTTGCTCATGTTTGTTCCTCGATTTCGATTAAAAGTTTCCCGGGTTTTGTTCCAAATTTTCTGTAAATCATGATGGGCTGAAACAGTTGGTCATTCACCATCAATGCGTCGGCTAAGCCGTCCAGCGCTCCCTTTGCCGCGGCTAAGCAATTGTCCGCGTCGCGCTTTCGTTTATCAGGCATCTCAAACGTCAGCGTAAGCCTCAGTTCTCCACCTGCATGTTTCCAGCCCTTGATTTGGTGTTTAGCCAGCCAAGTACTGCTGTCACGGTAGTCAGACCGTAGTTGGTAGAGCTTGCCCCAATGCGTACCCTTGGCACGATTAGGGAAGAGTTCCGCAGGTGGGAAGTCCAGCTCAATCCGCACGGTGCATCCGCGTTCTGATTGCGTGTGCCAGCTCGTCAAAGCCTGCTTGTTGGGCAACCTGTGCGCAGGCTTCACGCTCGATGCCAATCGCTTGCTTGGTGGTCTGTATCGCTACAGCCATGATCTCCGCCTTAGCCTGCGCCAGCCCCTCCTCAAATTCTTTTGCTGTGTACAAGGTTTGTCCTGTGCCCTGAGCAAAGAACTTCTTTTGAAAGTCACTGAGTTCTACTTTTGCCATTTTCTCGCTCCTTTTTCATTCGGTTTACTAGGTCATTCATAGCGTCGGTTCCACGACGCTTCTCAATGTCACTCTTTACTTTTTGCCACCATAATTGCGCGCTCCCTGAGCCTAGCTCGATAGCCTTCTTCTCGTACCGTTTCATCCACTCTCGCGCTTCGCATTGTTTCATGTGTTCCAAGGTCTCCTGTGAGATAGAGACATTCGATGGCGCAAGCCTCGGTATAGGCATCACCAAACCCACTGCGGATTTCGTCGAGGATTTTTTGGGCTTCATGCTTGGTCATCCTTGTCCTTTAAGTTCACGGTCAGCCACGTAGTCATGCACGATAAGCCCGTTCTCAATGCTACCTACCCACATCTCAGGTATCCAAACAAAACTACCATCTCTTTTCTTTCTTAGGTGCGCTCTACGCTTATGCCTAGCAGGGCTGGCATGGGTGCCACCTTTATGGGGCTGTTTAACTTGTGCGCTAGGTTTAAGTTCTATGGTGTTCCATGAGTACAACAATGGCTGGTGCTTGGCTTTACGCTTGCGATTGATGAAGTCCAGCCCTTTGGCGTTGTGGGCAATCAGAACCTCTTCAGTTGTATGCGCTCTCATGTTCAACAAACAAGTAACATTCAAAGCCGCAAGACACGCATCGTTAAATGTTCTGGAAACCGTCTCCAATGATTTGTTTTCATAAAGTTTTTTTTGAAGTCTTGTTAAATGTTGAACTGTTTTGCTGTCTAAAACATCTGTGATAAAACCAAGCGGTACTTCTTCTAAGTTTAAAGCCCAAAGGCAAAGCACAGCCCCCTCGTAATCGTCCACCTTGCCATGTTTTTCGTAAGTTACAACTGTGTTTTTAAGCTTAGGATGAATTATTGCCATCTTCTCGGACGGTGGCATGTAGTCTGAAATTCTGTACTTGCTTTCTTGATGATCTGGGACGTTTTTACCAGCCCAATCCATCAATTCTTTTTCACCAAACTCACTGATGTTTGATAAGTCAAACCAAGTGAAATCAGCAACATCAAACCCAACCTTTGATGCCATGTCAGCTACTTTTGGATTCATGATTTCCTCTTTGCCAAGCCTGCACGGATAGCCAGCTCATTGCGCAAGCGGTACTCGTACTTTGTTTTGCGGATCTTCTCGTGCTCGTTTGGTTGGAGCTCAGGTTCATTGTCAAACAGGGCGGCAAACTCTTGCCACTTGGGTGGGTAACCATTGACGCTGGCGCCCCAAGAGATCATGTCGATCTTCATGACTTCGTTGATCGCAACACGAACGGCTTCTGCGTCACGCAAAGCTTCTGTGACGCGAGGCCACGTGTCCGAGGTAGCCTGATGGTGGTAGGCACAGACCCAGTTGCCACCAGTGGAGATCCCACCAGCCATGGGGCAACCATTGGCAAAGCAGTTGTGGCTGACAGGTTGGTCTTCAAACCCTGTTGTTTTTTCAGCGTAACGCTGTTTGGCTGATGCGTAACTCATTTTTGCTCCTTGTGGTATGTGCCTTCAATGACTCGGGGAAACTTGCTTGGGTTGAACAGGAAGTCCATGTCAGCCTTCCAGTCCTTTGATTTGCCTGTCAGGAACTTCGAAGTCTTGACCATCTCGAAGTACCAGCGGAAGAAGTCCAGCCCACCTTGCCTGTCAAGCTTGTCAGCAGTGACAACCTCACGCCATCTGGCGGCTATAGCCCTCTTGCGAGAATCGTTGACAACAACAGTCTGTGGCAACTCAGGAAGGATGCTGTTGTACAACTCTACAATTTCCTGAATCGGTGCAGAGGGCACTGACTTCGGCTTGCCGAGGTCAGGAGTAGCGTTAGCTACTTTAGATTGGTTATTGGTTAATAGTTCTTGGTTATTAGTTGCCTTAGCGCTGGGTTCCGAGTCGGATCCCACTGGGCTACCCACTGGGTTCTTTCTACGACCACCCAATTTGCCATTAGCCCTGTTTTTCTCTGCCATGGCGTGATAGTGCTCAATAACTTCTTGGCAACGAGAATGAAACCATCCGTCATCATGTTTGACAAACATGTCAGACAGAACTGCGTTAACCGTCTTGGTATCGACTCGCAAACGTCTGGCAACCCACTGGGTATCCAATGGGATCTTTTGTTCGGTGTCGTAGTACATGTCGAGAAGCCTGCGATAAGCAAGATCCTCGTCGTTTGAAAGATGAGCTGTGGCGGCTCTATAGTCGCCGATGCTGAATTGATAGTAGTGCATACCGATCCCAATAACACATCCCAAAAAGAAACAGCGGCAGGCGGGGATGGAACGCTTTTCGGAACGGGTAATTAGTCCGTCCTAGCCGTGCTTCAAACTTTACACGAAAAACAAATCTGGACGCAAGTCTTTTCTTGTGACTAAACCTTGTGTTGCTTTTTCAATCTTAACCGCCAACGCGGCTGATGCTGTTCTGCGCTCGTGGATCAACAGAGACATCCATGTCAGGCTAATGCCCAGATACTCTGCCATCTCACCTCTTGCGCCCAACGGCTCCGTCGAAAAGTACTCTTGCAATGTCATCATTGTTCTTCTTGGCGGCAAGTATACATTAACTTTAAATTAAAGATACCCCTACGTTTCACTCGGGAATGTATTGTGTTGCTTTTTAATTCGGTGTTAAGATTCGTGTACGCCGATACGGCGGTTAAGGAGAATCAATTGGAAAAACAACTTCCCTACACGACCAAGTCTGGTCTTCAAATTGGGTGCAACTACACCCCTCCCCAACGCAATTACATGAGTGCTGATGCAGAGCTTCTGCAAAGTGCACTGCTTGGCATCGAGCCTGAGTTCTCTCAGCGCCGTATTGCTGGCTGGATTGCCTATACCCTCTTCCTGATTGCGCTGTACGCAATGCTGATCGTGTGGGAGATCTGACATGAACGACGACGAATTTAAGGCTATGCGCCTGAACGTGATCTTGTTCTTCATCGGGGCTTTGATCCTTGCCCTTGACCTTTTTATCTGGAGACCCTAATGAATTTACAAGACGTGCTTTGGCTTGACACCAGCAAAGGTCGCATCGGCATCCTGATGGTGCTTGATTGGCACACAGAACAGCTTCACTACTACCTTGGCGTTGCTGATGGCATGAACACCAACATTGACATCAACCACATCTACAACGGAGGCGTAAAGCTTCCTGACAACGTAGGCATGGCTTTCTTCTTTGGAGGCTCAGAGTGAGGATCACCATGGCAACAAATCAGGAATACGAACAATGGAAAAACGACCCTGTTGCACAGCAGGAATACACACAATATTTACTTGAGGAAGCAACCAAAACAGCACCAAATTTAGACCAATTTATTGACAACTTTACAAAACAATTTGACCAAATATTTAAGGAAAAAACATGAGCTTTATCGTAGAAAACACAGCGCCGATTGGCGACTTCAAAGCAGTACCCGCAGGTCTTCACCTTGCTCGTTGCTACCGCATCATTGACTTGGGAACCCAGCGTTCTGAGTACGAGGGTCAAGAGAAGCACCAGCGCAAGATCATGCTTGGTTGGGAGCTCCATGGCAAAGACGACGAAGGCGAAGAGCTGGTCACAGAGCGTGGCGACCCCCTAGCGATCTTCAAGAATTACACGCTGAGCTGGTCAGAAAAGGCTAACCTTCGGATCGACCTACAGAACTGGCGTAACAAGCCCTTCACAGAGGCGGAGATGCGTCGGTTTGACATCTCTACGATCCTTGGTGCGTGGTGCATGTTGACGGTCATACCGAGACCGGGGAAAAACGGCAAGATGTACTCCAACGTCAAGGGCGTCGCCCCCGTTCCTTCGGTCATCAAGTCCGCTGGTCTACCCCCAGCCATCAACCCTAACCAAGTGTTCCGTTTGGCTGAGCCTGACTACGAGCTGTACGACACCTTCGGTAAAGGGCTCAAGGCGATGATTGAGGCTTCCCCTGAGTGGCAGGCTCTCCAAGGCAAGAAACCCGCTCAAAACGCCGTTAAAGCCCCTTCTAGCGGCTTTGATGACATGGAAGACGATCTGCCCTTCTGATCATGAAGACATTTGAAGACACTCATACCCGCGACCTCTTCAGCGAACCACTCGCTAGGAGGACAGATCCAGTGACTTCACACGAAGCCGCTCACAGGGCGAGCTTCAGCGCTTCGGCGCACCGAGTCATGGCGATGGAGGCTCTGCTCAGGTACGGTGCAATGACCGACTTTGAGCTGGCTGACGTCACAGGACTACAGCAAAACAGCATTGGCAAGCGCAGAAAAGACTGCCAAGACGCTGGGTTTATTGAGCGACTCAAGGACGAGGAGGGGCTTACCGTCAAACGTAAGACCCCTTCTGGTAGCAACGCAATTGTTTGGACATTAACAAAAGAGGGATTGGCATGGCTGAGATTACAGTAAGAGCGAGCGAGAGCTCACATTGGTACACCCGAGAGGGGGCGCCGAAGTACACCGTGGAAGCCAAGAACGGTAACCCACGCAACACAACACTAGCGGATGCGCGCAAGCTGAACCTTGTACCGTCGGTGACGACGATCATCGGGTGCGCCGCGAAGCCCGGGCTCGAGGCGTGGAAGCTCAACCAAATGATGCTTGCCTCTATGACCCTCCCAAGGGCGCCTGACGAGCCTGAAGACCTCTACGTCCAGCGAGTGATCAAAGACTCTCGTGAACACGCCCGTGCCGCCGCTCAGAGGGGTACAGAGGTACACACCGCTTTGGAGAGCTGGTACGAGGGCGTGATGATCTCCCCCATGATCGAGTACCAAATGGGCGTGGGTGAGGAGGTCAAGAAGATCTTTGGTGAGCCTACGTGGGTGTCTGAGAAGTCTTTCGCCTGCGAACTAGGGTTTGGTGGAAAGCTAGACCTGTGCACGTTTGACGGGGATGGGGTTGTGATCGACTTCAAGACGAAGGAGTTCACAGACCCAACCAAGGTCGACGCTTATGACGAGCATCTGATGCAACTAGCCGCCTATCGCTTGGGACTGAACCTCCCGCAAGCAAGGTGTGCGAATGTGTTTGTCTCGGTGAGCGAGCCGGGGCTCTGCGTCACCAAAGAATGGTCTGAAGAAGACCTCGAACGCGGGGAGGAGATGTTCTACCACCTCCTCAAGTACTGGCAAGCCAAAAACAAACACAAGTGAGGACAACATGGAACACATGCAGGAAGTAGCTTTTAAACGTGCAATCAACGCGCTCACAGCGCTCAAGTGTCAGTTTGCCATCATTACCCCAGAGGGCGAGAAGTATGGTGAGCTGGCTGTTGCAAAAGAAGTAGTGACCAGAAAACACAAACAAGGCGAGATGAAGTCTTACGTTGACCCCTACCTAAACTTGGTGCAGGTTGGCGAAGGGTTCACCGTCCCTTGTGGTGAGTACGACATGCTAACCACGGTGCGAAGCGTCAGTAACTGGTTCTACAAAAAACATGGTGCTGGTTCTTTTAACTACAAAAGCGACAAGTACACCAACGCTGTTCACGGCATTCGCATTAAATAAGGAAAAACATGGACGAACTATTACCGTTGCTTCTTGTGGGCTGGATGCTTGCATCTTGGATCACGCACATTGTGGTCTGCATTCAAACAATGTCGTGGGGCTTTTTGATTGCTGGCGCTCTTGTATTCCCAGTTGCCAATCTTCACGGCACTGGCATTTGGTTTGGATGGTGGTAAATATGAACCCGTATTTGGATAAAAACGAAATTAAAGAAGCCTTTCGCAAGATCTACCTTGAGGAGACTCACGACTTCCTCGAGGAAGACCTTGAGAAGCTCGCTGATGGTTTCATCATGGCGGCTATGCCTGCTATCGTGAAGACAGAGCGCGACATGTGCATCAAGTTTGTTAACTCGCTGAATACCAACGTAGCTCGCGCTCTTGGTGAGTACCGCGAGAACCTATGACACCCAAGGACTTCGTCACCGAGCTCTTTGGTGAGGGGTGGAAGCCTGCACAGCTCCACTCCTTCCTAGACGCTATCAAGGGGTGGTCTGAGGACTCTCAAAGGTACTACGCTGTACGAGACTTTGCTAAAAAGTTAGAATGGCGAATCAACCCACGAGATCGCGGGGAATGCCACGAGTTTGACGACCTTGTGGACTCCAAGCGTTTTGAACATGATCTTGATGAAAATTGACGGAAATGGCGAGTTAGAAGCAGATTGGGACGCAATAGAGCGCCTTACAAAGTGCTTCGACAAAGGCTGTAAGTCTGAACAAGCTTACAAAGCCAAGCTGTTCTCGTTAGTTCTCGAGCATGGGTATGACGTTGCCATGGATGACGTAGAGCAGGATCGCAAGCAAGTCCTGTTCATGCTCTGTACGCCTGCTGGCAACGCATAAAAAAAGCCCCCGTATTAGGGGGGCTAAACAAGTGGCAACTGCTTAAAAGACACTTGTGAGGAGAATCAATTACCAATAATCGTTGAAGGCGGAACTGTGCCTAATGGTGGAAGTCTTGGTTGAAATGGTGCTTGACTTTTAGGCTTAGGATACCTGAAAGCTGGGTTCTGTGCCGCCTGCATTTCTTGAGGGGAGGCGGGAACTTGCGGTGGTTGGTTCATGGAGCGCATCTTGTCGAGCACCGCTAGAGCCGCAGGAGAGACCGTAGAAGCCGTTAAACCGAGTGCTCTGGTGGCTGGGTGAGGAACCATCGATGCAAGCCCTCCTAGAGCGCCTACGCCAGCAACGGTAGCGCCAGCCATGTCACCCTTTTGGTAACGGTTAAAAGCATCTTGACCTTGGTAGCCTGCGGAGGCTCCGCCAAGGGTGGCTGGAACCACTGGAATCTTACCCATGACATTCCCTACGGTCTGAGCGCCTTGACGAATGTTCTGAAGCATAGGCGTTGGGGGAGGCGTGGGGACTTGCCTGTTGATGGACAGCGCGGCGGTAGTCCCCGGCACCGTGGGCAAGTTCCGAGGGCCAGCCCCCATGGAGGTCTTCTTTGGATCACCAGCAAACATCTGCTCACCCAATGGCTGAGGCGCGTATTTCTTATAACGCTCGATGGCTTCTCTAGTGGATCCTTCACCCAAACCATAGCCTGTCTTGGCGGCGTACTTGCCGCCCGGGGTCGTGGCGTTCGTCGTCACACCACCTTGCCCACCACCACCACCACCAAACATTGTCTGAACCGCACCAGCACCAAACCCACTAAGTCCACCAATCATGGCGGCTTTCTGCTTGCGCAGGTCTTCCTCTGACGCAGGGGTTACGGTGGTTCCAGCGCCTGCATTAGTGTCTTCTGTTGTCTCTTCTTTAGGGGTTGTTGTAAACCCACCAAGATCCTTGATGTCTCTGACGTAATTGACGGTGCTCTCAGGCAAAGGTGTCTTTGGGTCTGAGAAATACGGGTGGTCAGGCCCCGCGTTGTACCCAGCCACAGCCAGCACTGGATCATTAAACTTGATCAAGTTTTGGTTCAAATACTGCAAACCAGCATCAATGTTTTTAGATGGGTTTTGCAGATCCTTTACCGAGTACTTCATTAGCTTGCCAGTAGAGGGTTTGACTTGCCACAAGCCAATCTCACCACTGTCACCAACAGCGTTAGGGTCAAACTTGCTCTCACGATAGACCAACGCTAAACCAAGGCGCGGATCCATGCCTTTTGCCTTAGACTTTTCAATAATCTCGTCTGCAAATTTTTTTTGCGTCTCGTCAAGAGTGTCAAGAAACGCCATTGGTTTTTGTGGTTCAGCCATGATTACATCCCTATCTTTTTGCGCAGATCATTACCAGCCGCTGGGTTAACATTTCCGCCCACACTTGGAGCTTTGACCTCACCAATTCGCTCTAGGCGGTTGCGGTAGTCAAGGAATATGCGATCAAAGTCATTTGAATTAACGTAGTCCTCGTACTGCAAACCAGTGCGGTAGAGTTCTTTGCCAAGCAATTGCTCAAAGTTAGCCTTCTCACGCATGAACTGGAGCTTCTTGGTGTAGGCGTCTTTGGGATCTTTGAAGTTAGGGCCCATCGAGTTCACCATCTGCTGTTCAAAGTTTGACACAGACGTTCCAGAACCCAAACCTTTACGCTGAGCAAACTGCCACATCGCTTCAACTTGACCTAGCTCTGTCAAAGCGCTGATTACTTTAGGATCAGTAGCAAAGTTTGTAACGATCTTACGAATAGCAGGAGCATTGACGGCGTAAGGGCCAATCCTCACGGCGTCATCAAGGAAAGCTCCAAGTTGAGCCAAAAAGTCAGGTCTCTCAAATACACCCAAAGCCTCATCAATTCCTTGGGTCTTTAAAAGCTTGCCAGCTCTGTCGTACAAAGGAAGCAAGGTCATAGCGGCTTTGGCGGCGTCCTTGACTTCAGTTGTTTGCTGGACGCGAGTCTTAGCTGTTGTTTCAGCCTCAATCCTCTTAGCGGCGGCGGCGGACTCTGAGTCAGAAGTTGTTGGGCGTCCGCCAGTAATAGGAGTACCAGCAGGCAAAGGAACAGCGCCAGCAACAGGTTTACCAGATACGTCAATCTTGCCTTGACGCCACATGTCCATCCACTCTTTGCCCTTGCCCTGAGACATGGCTTGACCAAGTTGGGCGTACTCGTTGGCGGTCATGTTGAATGAGCCAAATGGCGTATCAAACTTCGACTGCGTCTGCCCCGGGATCGGGATGTTCAAGTACTGACCCGTTCCTGAGTCAAAAACAATACCGTTCTGAGAGATCTTAAAACGCTCTCTATCCGCCTTAACAGCTTCTGCTAAAGCACTACCTATGTCTTTGTTTGCAACGGTAATTTTAAAAATATCTTCACTAGAAATTGCTCGCATTCCCTGAGCGGAAGGAGCGCCAACAGGGGCAACAGGAGCACCACCAGCAGGCGCGCCACCAGCGGGTGCGCCATCAGTAGGAGCGCCAGCAGGCTTAGGAAACAGGTTCCCAACCATACCCATAGCTCTTTCCTTGTTGCCCTGCTCTAACCCCATCTGAGCTAGTTGCATACGCATCTGGGCGTTTTCCATCAAGTTCTTTTGCTGACCTTGAGCGGCTTGATTAGCTAAGCCTGCGGCAGTACTCAATGACTCACCAAAGGCACCAGTTTTTGTGGGTGCGGCAAAGCCTTGAGACAGCGCCAACAGCACTGGGTCAAACAATTGATTCTCACGAGCGGCAAGAGCCGCCCTTAAATCTGCTTGAGACTTTTTAAAGTCGGCTTTGTATTCCTCGTCTTCTGGTGAAGTACCAGAAAGATCGACAGGCTTTTTAAGTAAGCTTGTTGGAAGTGCCATGTTCAATCCTCAATCGGGGTTATTGGCGTAATATTCTTGGAGCCATGCAGGAAGCTCCTCGGTGTAGTCAACAGTACCAGTGTCGCCAATATCAAACGGGCTATTTCCTGTTGCTTTGAAATAATCGTTAATTGCTTTATCTGCATCTGAAGTACTACCAAAAGTACCCAAGCCTTTAAGCAACTTGTTACCCCAACCAGAACTGGAATTGAAGCCACTGCCCAAAAGGGTGCCCAAGCTGGCAATCTGTGACAGGGGGGAGGGCTGGAACGCGTCCCCGGGGCCTTTGTACACTTGCTCCTGCGTCGTTGGCACTGTGTACCCTCTCATCAACTGAGCGACGTTTGTAGCTTGTGTGAGCGGTGCGTTGATCTGAGCTTGCGTGTAAGCCTGCTCTAAAGCACCAAGGTCAGCCCCAGTCTTCAGTCCAGTCGTTGCGGCTTGCTGTTCAGCTTGACCTACTCCTGTCAAGGCGGAAGCGGCTTGGTTAGACAACTGCGCCTCTTTCATAGCCGCATCAAGCGCTGTGTTGTAACCAGCCATGCGTGTCTTGTTCTGCTCTTGCAGGAGACCAGTGTTCACGTCGCCCATGGTCTGACCCATGGCGTTGGCATAGCGTGAGCTACCCAAAGCACCAGAACCAACAAAGCCAGCCTTGAGCTGAGGCATGAGGTTACGCTGTACGTTTGTCGCGCTCTGAGTACCCAAACCACCAACAACGGCATTCTCGTAGGGGTTGTAGAACTTGGAGATGTCAGCTTGACTAACATCCATGCCAGATTTACCAGCAGTCAAAGCTTGCTCAAGGGGATCTTGATAGCGCGTCAGTTGCGTTGGAGCACCACTGAATATGTCCTTCTGCTCTTGAGTCAACTCAGCAACGTAAGGAGATCCAGCCGCCACCATAGATGCCTGAGTTGGCGCGGTAAACTGCTTAGTCACTGGGTCAAACGTACCCATGGCATTCTGACCAGTTTGAGACAGCTTGGTCAGGTAGTCCGTGTAGTAGTCAGGCGTAGTAGACGCAGTCGTTTGCGTCTTGGTTACGTCTGGTGGTGCGGCTCCAGTAAATAGTCCCATGGTGTGCTCCTTACCGTTTCTTCAGGTAGTCTAGTGGTGATTTCAATGCGGGTGGGGGAAGATCTTTAGAACCCTTAGACCGCGCTCTATCACGAATTGAATGCATCATTTCGTATAGTTTATCCGTTCCTGCCTTTGTTGAGCCATTTCCTAGCGCAGAAACTACGTCCGCAGGGAAAACAAACTCACCGTCAGCCAACATGGCAGGGATGTCATCCGACTGACCGTCACCCTCACCAGCTACGTGCTTGCCACCGCGGAAGTCCTCACGACCCTTGTGCATGGTAGGAAGCCCACCTTTTGCCGCCAAGAGTGGCAAAGCCATGCCGCCTTGAGCCATGAGCGGCTGAACATAGCCGCCTTGGGCAAAGTTCTGCTCACCCTCTGTTTTTAGACCAAGGATGTCGTCGATGCTTTCAGGCTCTTCGCCGTAGCTGTACGTCTTCTTGGGTGGTGGTTCTTCACCAACAGCCCTAGCCGCCAAAATAGCCGCTAAGCGGGGGTCTACGCCTTGTTGCATCATTTCTTCCTTAGCCATTTCTTGGCGAGCTTTATTAAATTGCGCCAAGGGGTCTTTAAAGCTTTCCTTGGTCATGTAAGTTTTAAGGAGCTGTTCCTTCAAGAACTCGGTTGGTTTACCCCTGCCACCTTGAGCTGGTGTTCCACCTACAAATGTAGATGTCGTTCTTGGCGTAGAAGTGCTTGTTGACGTACTTGTTGACTTGCTTGTTGACGTGCTTGTCCCAGTTCCCGTTCCAGTACCTGTTCCAGTGCCCGTACCTGTACCAGTTCCCGTCCCAGTACCCGTGCTTGTAGAAGTTCCAGTGGAAGTACCAGTCCCTGTACCAGTTCCCGTACCTGTCCCCGTACCAGTTCCTGTACCCGTACCAGTCCCCGTTCCTGTACCTGTCCCTGTCCCTGTTCCTGTACCTGTCCCTGTTCCTGTACCTGTCCCTGTTCCTGTACCCGTGCCTGTGCCTGTGCCTGTGCCTGTTCCAGTTCCCGTAGAGGTTCCAGTCCCAGTTCCAGTTTGATCACCAGTGCCAGTGCCTACGCTTGTACCAGTGCTGGTTCCTGTATTGGTTCCTGTGCTAACGCTAGTGCTGGTGCTAGTACTGGTTGATGTGCTTGTGGTCTGGGATGTTCCAGTGCTACCACCATCTTCAGTCCCAGTCCCAACACCAGAGCTTGTACCTGTTCCAGTACCTGTTGAGGTACTTTTACTTGTACTCGTGCTAGTTCCAGTTTTTGTACCAATGTTGGTACTGATGTTAGTGCTGACGTTGGTACTAGATCCAGTAGAGCTAGATGTACCAGTCGAAGTACTGGTGGAAGTGCTGGTAGATACATTGGTCGATGCACCAGTCGCAGTGCTTGAGCTAACACTAATCGATGTACCAATCGAGGTTGAGATAGAGCTAGAAACAGAGGTCTTTGAAGAGCTACCAGAAGCTAACTGAGCCGCCGCCCAAGCGTCCGCATCTGAAGCTCCAGCATTTTTAGAAGCAATAAATGCCGCCAAACCAGAGCTTGTATTAGCACTTGAACCAGTAGCGTACTGAGAAAAAGAATCAGCAAACTGAGCATCACGTTCAGCCTGATCTTCAGAAGTCAGAACTGTTTGATCTTTTTTGCTTGTTATTACAATCTCATTGATTGTTTGATCAATTGTAGGGTCAGCCGCGGCTTGCTTTAACTGATTGAATTGCTCTTCAGTTACATTGATACCAGCCGCCGCCAAAGACTCTCTGGTGGTGCTCTCATCTTTGATGAACTTAACTGTTGCCGCAACAGATTGCGCTTCTTGGGATGTTGGCTTCTCGCCAGTAGGGCCTCCCGCAAACCAAGCGGCAAGAGCAACAGCTCCATGACCCAGAATATCAACCGCCAAGGGTATAAAGGCAAGAGCTGTTTGTGTTCCCTCTTGCCCTTGAATGGTTGCCATGGTATCGGCAAACTTACTAACGCTTGCTAATTGTGTGTCATCTAAGTTGTTCAGTGCAGTTGAGAATGAATCTGTACCAGCATTGAGTCCACCAGTGATGTTTGTTCCTAAAGCGTTTGAGTTGCTGTCGTACAAAGCTTGCAAATTGGTCAACGTGCCAGTGTTTAAGCCAGATGTGCTTGCAGATGTTCCAGTGGTACTGGTTGATGTGCTCAAACCACCAGTGCTAGTGGTTCCGCTACCTTGTAAGTTTGTAATGTAATTGCCAAACTGTTTGCCAGCACTGATTGCAAGGTTCAACGCATTAGAATCGCCAGTTTGCTCAAACCTGTTCCACGCGTTGATAAAGTTTGTGGCGCTTGCCGCCATCCGCAAGTTAGAGCTATTTGTCAGAACACCTGCCGCGTCCAACATTCCAGCAGTATTGTCAGTGCGAATTGCATTGCCAAAATTTAACCAATTGACGCCAGTTCTAAGTTCTGCTGGAACGGTCGCACCAGCATAGTTCACGCCTGCATTAACTAGACCAACGATGTCTTTGTTCTGTGCGGCGCTAAGAGCACCAACACCAATCTTTGCTGTGTTAAGAGTGCTTGCGTTTTGAGCCAGCCAACTGCTGTTAAAGAGCTGTTCAGCTTCAGCAAACTTGCCAGCATTAGCTAATGCATCAATCTCAGCAGAAATGTTTGCAGAGAATCCAGAAGCCGCCGCTAACCCACTAAATGCCGCCGCCATCCAGTTACCGTCCATTGCGGCTTTGGCGGCGTTGTAGGATTGGATGTAAGGAGCCGCGGCAGGATAAGCAAGAGATACAGCAGTGAGAACAAGTGGGAGCGCATTGTCTCTAAATTCAACCCAATCGCTTTTAGTTCCAGATGTAGTTGGAATAACCAAACCAGTACCAGTTGTTTGTAGGTTGTAAACAGTTTGGTGATTACCAAGCGTCGTGCCTTCTAAATTTACTGCTTGACCAGTCTTGGCGTTGTAGTACTCGGTAACGTCTTGGTAGTAATCGTTTCCGCTCTCGCCCCCGCTCATCAACACTTGAACCGTACGCTGTTTTAGGTCAGTCAAACTTGTAACGCCTTGGGCGGCAAGCTTATTAGTAATGTCCCAAATTACGGCTTCTTTTGAGCCTAATCCGCCTTCACCCTGCTCTAAAGCACCACCCGTGAATGCGTTACCCATTCCAGACAAGTTAGAAATACCGTTGATCTCGTCAAACAGTGTTTTGGCAGTACCTGTAGCGGTTTCCCAAGCGGGGCCTCCTTTGTACTGGATCTCGCCGTTGGCGCCTTTAACAAGACCCAACATATCCAATCGCCACGGCTCCCAAGTGGCTAGGGTGCTGGCGGCAACCGCGCCGTAGCCCGGCAACACAAACTTCTTGCCATCTCCAGAACCAACAGTAGCCAACGCTGTATCAATGGACGTGTAAGTTCCAGTTCCTGTGCTTACGGAAGTAGACGTGTTAGTAGATCCCACCAAAACATCTGTACCAGTTTTAGTTGATGTTCCAGTGCTTATAGATGTAAGTTGATCAGTAAGAACAGACAAACCGCTAGTTGTTGCATCAGCGGTTTTAATACCCTGATTTAGCACCCAATTCATGGTTGCATCATCAAGGTTGTAATGAGACTGAATGTCTGCTTTTGTTAATCCTGCGGTTGCAATAAGATTATTGGTAGCTCCGTAGTCGCCACTATTCCATGCGGCTGTGATCGCGTCGTAAGGACTTGTGACAGCGGTTCCTAATGTTGACAAACCACTTGTTGTATCTGTTCCCGCACCACCTGTGACGCTAGTTACGTTAGATCCTGTGGTTCCAGTTGTAGCTTGAGTTAGAGCGCCTGTGGTCGAGCCAAGGTTGGTGTCTGTTGTTAGATTAGATAGTCCACCAGTACCATTAGTAGTAACTCCAGTATTTCCAGAGTCAGATACAGTGACCGCCGCGCCAGCGTCATTTGCAAGATTAAGACCACCTGTTGGAGCGGTATATTGGTTGTAGTAATCGTTAACTTGGCTGGTGTCAATGTCGTATCGATTGGCGATCATGTCAGCCAAACCAGCATTGGCTTCTAAGCCGCCAGCCGCCTGAACAGCGGCGGCAACGTCATCAGCAGTGGCTTCTGGGTTTGTAGCAAACCAATAGTCAACTTGTTCTTGTGTTAATGCCATATTCAGTTCACCGCTGGGTTGACAGAGTTGACAAGAGCTTCAGCCCATTCTTGCCAGTCGTCGAAAATGTAAGGATCAGGGATACCCTCATTTGCAAACACATCGATAGCTTTTAGACCTGCACCCCACGCTTTCCAGTCCGTGTTTGCGTCTGGAATGGATAATTGCTGTGCGGCATACTGTTCGCACATGAGCGAAGCCCACGACTCGAAGGTGTGATACCTTGGGTCGTAGACTAAGTTGGTGTTGAGTATGGTTGCCATTAGTAAGGTCTCACGTCACCGAAGTCAGCGTCTAAGATAATCTTACCAACTTGGTAATTACCACCAGTCACGTTAGACACAAACTTTAACCTTAACTCACGACGCTGTTCACGCATGTCAACCTTGCCTGTCGTGGGCGTGAATGTGTATGCAGAAGACGTAACGTCTTGAGATTGAGCAAAGGGTCGTCCAGTCACGTATAGCTCCATGTCACCGCTTTGAATAAAGTCAGGTTCAACACGCTCTAAACGTAACCATTTATTCCCGCCGACAGGGGATGGCTGGGACGGGCCTCCACTCACCAACCCTAAATCATTGGTCTCAAAATAGGACTCAATTGCCACAGCCAAAGCACCACTGACTTTATCAGTCCCAATCTCGTTTTGATACAAAGACACAAAGTTCATCAAGGTGCTGACAGTTAAAACAAACCCAGCACCACCTGCAATTGATGCAGATAGCGTGTTTCCAACAACATAATTGACACCGTGACCATTGATCACGGCAGAAGTAATGACACCACCAGCTACGGTGATGTTAGCTGTAGCACCTGTTCCCGCACCACCTGTGAGCGCTTGATTGGTATAGGTTCCGTTGGTATAACCAGCGCCAGCGTTTGTAATAGTGGCAGTCAAAATACCACCTGAAGCGTTGATATTCCAATCAGCGGAAATTGGAAATGGAAAGACTTGAGAGAAGTAACCAGCAGAACGCTGAGCACCCAATGCTTGACCTGCGTCGTACCAAGTATTCTCACGCACGTTGTAGACAATTGCATCTGTGCACTCTGTAGCTGTACCGCGGGGGTAAAACCACCAGATCTCGCCAAAACGAGGAACCTTTGAAACCCAAACCTTCTCGCGCTGGGCGTAGTTCAGGTTATCAAAGAAGTAGTTCTGGTTCATGGCGTTAGGGATCTCTTTCACAACACCGTTGTAAAGCAAAAATCGATCAACACCACACCAATAATATATACCGTCGTACTCAATTACAGACTGACCAGACAGAATAGACGATTGAGAAGAGATCAAGTCATAGCGCCAGTATTGAGGAGGAGTACCAGCACCACCAATGTAGGACACACGGATCAGTGAATCAAGGCTCCAAAACAGCCCAGAAGGCGCGTTTGAACCACCGCGTACTGGTAACCCTTGGACAATCTTTCCAGTCGCTACAGAGACCTCATTTGCGTCAGCAGAGACCCAATCTTGGACGTTACCCGCCCCAGAGTTCCTGATTAGCCCGTCATTTCCATAAACAAACACGTAGGGGTGAAGGGTAACCACACCACCAGAGACAGATACGTTGTTGTCAAAGGTAATGGTAGAAGCACCAGAAGCTGTCGCGGCGTTGGAGATCACCACGTCTTGGATCTGACCCATGGTGAAGACCAAACCAGTCGTTGTTCCTGCGGTAGTTGTGATTGCCGCACCACCAGAAGAGGCTGACAACGTAAAGGTCGTCGCATAGTTGGTGGCAATAATGAAGTACGTCACGCCAGAAGTAATACCAGTAGCAGTGCCAGTGCTGGTTCCTGATACGGCAACTGTTTGCCCAACATAAAGACCAGTTGTAGATGTGCATGAACACTGACCAGCAATACCAGTTACAGCTACGGCGTTCAACACAGGAACCCGTAGGTTTGCAGAAACAACAGTTGTATTAGCAGGAATACCAGTTCCTGTGATTGTTTGACCAGCGCCAATTAAAAGGCTCTGTGTCGACAGGTACATGGTCGTGGTGGCGTTTAAAAATACGGAGCTTGTGAACACACCAAGAGCCGCTAACGATGTGCCAGTGATGTCGCCACCCAAAACAGGGGTGTTGACGTTATTGTCAATGAGCGAAAGGTTACGACCGGGGTGCGCTAGGAGCAAATTATTTCCAGACCCACTCACGTCATAGAACGTGTCAAACTGCCATAAGTTGTCTGCGTTTGCTGTGAAGTTCGACAGCGTCATGTCCGTGATACCAGAACCTGTTCCAGTACTGCTGATCGGTAGCAACTGCAAGCCACCAGAGTACCCACTAAACACGTTGTTAAAGTTCTGCTGTGGGTTGAGGTACATCCCGCGGGAAGGGCCAGCCAAGTCGTTCACAATCTCACGATACCCACCCATCTTACGTGGACGACCACGTTGAAAGCGAACCCAACGACCGTCGTTGTAGAACTCTTTGTCAAAGACGGTTCCATCGCGCTGGATCCCCGGCTTCGTGTCGAGGGCAAACACCTTTTGCGTCATGTGAACGTACCCCCAGCAATACCTGTGGTGAACGTG